ATTAATTGCATCAGGATCTGTATCTTCAAATAGTATTCTAATTGGGTCTTTATGTGTAGATTCTTCATCAAGAACAAAAAATGTTTCTACCTGATATCCTTTTGCATTTACCGCTCTATTAATAGTAAAAACATTTTGATCTGATCCATATTTGTCGGAAACAACTTTAAATAAATTTTCTTCAGACAACGGCCATTCAAATCTAGGATCAATTACATTATTAACCATTAATATTAGCCAATGTAAATTTTGTGTACCATAAAATCTATATGAAATATCTTCGGGAGTTTCGCCGTGAAGAACTTCATAAGTTTCATAGAACGAAGAGTTTTCTTGATATTCTTTAGATAGTATAACTCTTTTAAAAATGTCTACTACAACCTGTTCGCTGTCATAATCATCTAGTGTATATGATATCCTTGGGAAGCTTTCGAAAAAATTAGTAGCCATTTTCTTCTATTCCTTCAGAAGTCATTTGTTCTAGTTCTTTGAATGTTAAATTAATACCAACTTCAACAGGAGACCCATCTTCAAATGTTGCAAATTGATCGCCGCCATACTCTACCGACATATCTGTTAATGCACATTTGGCAAATTTATTAATATAATTATTTTCTTTGTCTTTAAAATAATATTGAATATCAAATTCCGATGGATAAATGTAGAATAATTTTCCGCTAGTCAATTCCGGATGCATATGTATTTTAAGCATCTCAATTATTTTAAATACTTTTTGACTTTCACTTTTATTCTTTGGGAAAAATTTATATCTAAAGTTAAATGTTCTATAATCTACAGATTCAAAAAGAACTTCTCTAAAAGGATTTGTTTTTGTTCTTGAAGATAACTCTCTCAAATCATTTAAAGTTCCACCAGCACGATTACCTAATTGTGGTAGTTTAACTAATTCGCTCAAGAACCTTGCTTGTATTTCTTTTGACATATCGCCAAGAGCACCCCTTGTTGCTGCAGCAGACCCTTCGACTAACATACCTGTTAAGGCGCCCATATCCATATCACCATAATTTACACCATATTTTACAGATGGTCTTTCTTCAACGTGTAATGTAATTACTTCTTTTAGCCTTAGTGTTGATCCAGATGAAAATGGTTCATAATTCATTTTATCTATCATATTAGTAATAAGCCTTGCACCGCCACCTGCAATTGCCGATCTTTTTAGTGTGTCAAATATTTTAGATCTCATACCAACACTTGCCAAAAAGGCACCTGCAGCCGCAATCTTACCCGCGTTGTCTTTTACTGTTGTTACCCCTGCCTCTGCCGCAGATTGCGTTATTCTAGAAGTATTTTCATTTAACGCATCTATTCTTTTTTGTTCGTCTATACTTACAAGATGATCGGAAAACTGTGCTCTTTTTCCCTGGGTGCTTTTTTCACGTACATTAATGTAAAATGCAACATAATGCTGTAAATCCGGTTTTACTCGCAACCCTTCCGGATATTCAAAGGTACCAATATTGTACCCTCGTATTTGATCTTGATTCTTATACGGTGCTTCATTTTGTTTTCTACCCTCAGATACTACATCAGAAGGGGGAGTAAATTGAGATTGGGCCATGTCTGTGGTAATAAATATTGTTGGATCATAATTATTTATATAGATGACGTATACCAAAACCTACAAGGGCAAATTTAGAGTCGATAATCCCGGCAAATATAAGGGCGATATAAGCAATATTGTTTATAGATCTCTATGGGAATTGCGATTTATGAAATGGTGCGATAAGAACCAATCTGTAGAGGAATGGGGCTCTGAGACCGTGATTGTGCCCTACATATCGCCGATTGATAGGAAAGCACATAGATATTTTGTTGACTTTTATGTTAAAGTTAGGAACAAAAATGGTGCTCTTCAGAAGTATCTAATAGAAATTAAGCCCGAGAGGTTCACAAAACCTCCGGCAATACCAAAGAAAAAGACTAAAAGATTTATAGACGAAGTCTTTCAATATAGCGTAAATGACGCAAAATGGAAAGCTGCTTTTGAATTTTGTAAAGATAGAAACATGACTTTTATGATATTAACAGAAAAAGACCTAGGGATAATTAATGGCTGATAACATTTTTAAAACAGTTAATATGAAAGCTGGCGATGCCCAGAAATCATACACTTGGTATAGAAATCAGGTCAGAAACTTAGGTTCTGGCGTGTCGGGTTTACAGTTAATACGTAACGAAACTTTAACTAATAGAATAAAACCGGGTGAAATGTACTTGTTTATGTATGATCCAAAGCATAAAGATACGTTGCCATACTATGACACAATGCCATTGGTACTTCCTTTTAAACAATTACCCGATGGTTTTTTAGGTATTAATTTACACTATTTGCCTTATCTAGCTAGATTTAATTTATTGGGCGCACTCAGTAAATTAGCAACAGATAAGAACATGGATGAAAAAACACGAATACAAATTTCGTGGCAAATATTAAACAGTTCTACAAAATATCTAGCCGCAACTGCGTGCGTGAAGCATTATCTAAACGATCATTTAAGAACAAGATTTTTAAAAATAGATTATCGCGATTGGGTAACAGCGGCAATGTTGCCAGTTGAAAACTTCAAGAAAGCAAAGAAAGAAGTTGTATGGCAAGAAACAAAAAACAAATTCAAGTGGTATTAAATGGCTAATTTTTCTCTAAAACGATTTCAAGCGGAAGTAAGACAACGAGGTCTTGCTAAACAAAACAGATTTGAAATACTGTTTCCTATACCTGCAGGATTACAAAGAGTATTTAAAGATATTCAAATTGTAAATATGTTCTGCGAATCTACAAGTTTACCGCCTCAAAATATAAGCGTTAAAACTCAAAGAATTTACGGGCCGGTTTATCAGAGGCCTGTTAGTGCGGACTACGGCGGAGAAGGTATAACTATGACCTTCTTATTAGATCAGCAAATGGATATTAAAGCATTATTTGACGCTTGGCTGGGAATCGTTGTTGATCCAAAACAATACTTTGTGCACTATCAAAGCGATTATGTTGTACCTATTGAAATTATGCAACTTAACGAAAAAGATGAAATAACATATTCTGCATTGTTAGAAGATGCTTTTCCTAGAAACTATACGTTACTCGAATTGAATCAAAGTTCAACAAATAGCTTTCATAAACTAAGTGTAACCTTTGTTTATAGAAGATGGTCGCCTAACCACAGAATAACAAATGGTATAACATATTCTGATATTATGGCTTCAATCACACCTACAGTAATTGGATCTGTACCAAATCCTGCATATGGTTTAGAGAAAGAACAGGGATGGTATTCAAGCTCAAGAGTAACTGCACCTAAACCGCAAACTGAAGATATGATAAATGGACTTTTATAATTAAACTGGAGAAATTATGGCATTACCTAAATTAGAAACCCCAACATATGAATTGATTTTACCCTCTAGCGGAGAAAAAATTAAATACAGACCATTCTTAGTTAAAGAATATAAAATACTTCTTACGGCTTTAGAATCAGATGGTGAGGAGATACACAGGATTATAACAGAGTTGGTTGATGTTTGCACATTCAATAAACTAAAGATAGACACACTACCAAATTTTGATATTGAATATATTTTCTTAAATTTAAGAGCTAAGTCTGTAGGTGAAAATACTAATCTAACATTACAATGTAATAATTGCGAAAACAAAATAAATTTTGAATTGGATATTACCAAAGCAGAAGTTAAAAAAGATCCAGCACATACTACAAAGATATTGATATCGGATAAAATTGGATTGGAAATGCGATATCCAAAATTTGACGAAATGATTATAATATATCAAAATTTTAAATCTGAAAGTGTTGTTGAGCTTCTTTGCTCTTGTATTAAGTCTGTTTATACTGACGAACAATTATACGATGATTATACTAAAGAAGAATTAATAGAATTTGTTAACTCTTTTTCAAAGAATCAATTTTCAATGCTAGAACAATTCTTTATCACTATGCCAAAAGTAGTACAACATATTGAACAAGATTGTCCAGCATGCGGTGCCCACAACGAATTAAATCTGGAGGGCCTGCAGAATTTTTTCGTCTAACTCTTTCACACGAAGGTCTGGTTAACTATTATCAATTAAATTTTTCGCTTATCAATAATCACAATTATTCGTTATCCGAATTAGAAAATATGATTCCGTGGGAAAGAGATATTTACGTTACTATGTTAATAAATTATGTCAATGAACAAAATGAGAAACTTAAACACAAAAAAATCTAGGCAAATAAATGTTACCTCAAAACTCGTTAAGCAATTCTGATAGACAAATATTAGATACAATAAAATCTCAGAATACGCATCTTGATGCTCAGACTAGAGTGTTGCATACTTTGTCTGATTCTATAATGAGCTTTAAACGAGATCAAAAGAAAGATTATAATTCTTTGCGTAATGATATAAAAACTATGCAAAGAGAGTTCTTTACTGGCAATGCAAAGGGAATGACTGATATTAAGAAATATTTTGAAAAGACTAAGAATACCAGACCAGAAACATCATTCAATAAAGAAAAAGATACTGATAAAGGTTTCTTCAAATCTGCAATAAACAAGTTATTTGGACCATCTAAGTATCAACAAAAGATGATGGATGAAATTTCAATGGTTAGAGAAATTTCTGAAATACAAGCAACAGACATTGGTTTTATTAAAAAACAATATGAAGAAGGTCCTCGCGCGCGAGAAAGAGAATTGTTGGCACAAGCTATTGCTAGTAAATTAGATTTAAATGGTGGCGACAGCAGTAAGGGTATGTTGGGAATGTTAGGCGCTGGTATTATAAGTGCTCTTGGTGGTATTTTAGGAAGTCTTGGTGGTATCATTACGGCAGCAATTGCAGCAGGTTTTGCAATACTAAAAGGATTAATTGAAGCATTATTAGGATCTAAAGGATTGCCTGGAGGGTTGCCCGACGACGCTGATCGTAATAAAAAGGGAAAAGATGGCAGAGGCCCAATACCCACGGAAGAACCTGGTAAAGTGCCTACACCTGGCGGCCCTATACCTTCACCTACACCTGGTGGTGGTTCTTCTTCTCCTAGATTACCTGGCCCTAACGTTCCTCAATTACCTGGGCCAGAAAAAACCGGTAACCCAATAGAAGACAGAATGCGAGAACGTGCACAGCAAAGAGCAGGTGGAGTCACGGACGTAAAACAAAAAATGCCGGGTATGCCTGGTAAGGCCAAGTTAGCATTAGGTACAGGCATACTGTCAAGATTATTTGCGGGTTTGTATTCTGGCGATTTGAATGCAAATGATGAAGAAGAATTAAGAAAACGTCAAGAAAAAGGACCAACAATTGATCCAGCTAGCTTAGCTGCCACAGAAGATTTAACCGGTATACTACAAGCAAATACTGAAAAGACAGTTGAGAGTTCAGATAATATTAATGGCGCCCTAAAGACTGTCATCGAAGGTTTAATAAATTTTGAACAGCAAGTAGAAGAAGTGGCTGAGGCTTTTGGTAAAGGTGTAATGGAAAAAGCAATACCTTTTTTGGATAAAGCTGGAGAAATTACTTTATCTAATGGTCAGTCTATAAATTTATTACCAAATTTAGGAACATCTGCTGCTGAAGTATTAGACCAAATGTATGAAGAAACAAAAGGCTATGCCAAGGCAGGTATGGAGGCAACGGCACCCATTATCAATAATATAGTAAATCAAATGACGCCAACCAGCCCAGTATCAATGCCAATGGTTGCGGCAACAGCAGTCGCGGCAGGTGCAGGTATAACAGCTATATCTCGATATCGCAACCGCGGTGGCCGTATAAGATAGGAATAGGGCCATAAAGGCCCTATTGGTAATTAGACTTAACTAATTAATCTTCAGCTAATTTAGCGAAGTAGGATAAAGACTCGTCGTCATTATCAAAGTCGATATCTTTAGGAGGCGCTTTAACTGGCGCCTTTTCTACGACTGGTCGATTTGCTTTGGGTGCAGACTCAACTTGTTCGTTCAAGTCTGTTTCGTCAGCCCGCTTGCCTGGTGCAGTGCCACCTGCTAGTCCCATGACCATAACAAATTTCTTTTTCAATTCGTCATAAGATTTAAAGTGCTTCTCATCTAAGAACTGTGTCAAAGAATGTTGCTTGCCCCAAATGCTTTCGATGATGGAATCATCTTCAGAGATGGCGCTTGCAGCTTCGAACTCAGACTTATCATAATTACGATAGCCTTCAACATTGCGAATCTTCAACTTGAAGTTTGCGCCTGTATCAAAGTCAAATACATTGACTGGCTTTTCGTCTTGAAACTGAGGCTCAGCCATATCTTTAATTTTATCAAAGATTTTCTTACCGAATTTATAAAGGAATACTTTACCTTCATTTTCGGGATGTGCTGGGTCTTTAATTACTAAGATGTTAGTAATATAACTTAGCTTGCGCTTTTGTTTACGAGCAATTTCTTTATTTGCTTCTGAACCGGAATTCCAGAGTTCTGTGTTAAACTCAGAAACAGGATCTGCTTTACCTAATGTGGTCAAAGAATTCTCGATGTACCATTTACCACCTGGGCCTTGGAATCCATGATTCCAAACGCGAACCCAGGGTAGATCTTCGCCTTGAGGTGTTGGCAAGAATCGAATAACAGCATAGCCGTTACCTGCCTTGTCCACTTCCGGAGACCAGTAACGATCATCCGCGCCTCGAGATTCCGATTGGGGGTTTGCGATCTTTTCTACCTCTTTCATGAGGCTGTCAAATCCGCCGCGGGATTTTCTAAGATCAGATAGTGAGTTGATTGCCATAATATTTCCTTTTCGTATTTACGGTGTATAAAAGTATGTTTGTATTAACGTCGTTTAATTTTAATATAATTCGCATATTCATAATCAAAGTCATCTTCAGTATCATCCAATTTTTTAGATGATGCTATATTATATATAAGTTTTTTATGCTTGTCAATAGCAGTTTTCTTAGATATATTCTTTATTTTGCCTTCTCGATAGTCATAATCGGAAGACAAATTTCGTTTTTTAATACTCATATTAAAAAGTGAGGTTCCTTTTACCTTTATGTTTCGTCATTCTTATTTGAATGCACTACAATGTACGGCCAATGTGAAATTTTCTTCGTTAATTCGGCTTGGTTGTACGCCATCTTCATTAAATATCTCTGTGTCTCTTTTAGGGACTCAATTGTATTACCTAGTAATTCTCGAGTAATCAATAATTCTTTTTCAAGAGTTTGAATCTTCTGTGTTGTTATGTCCAACTCTTCGTCTAAATATTGCATCGAATTTTTCCTTATCAAACTTTAAAAACGGTTTGTATTTTCTAATTAGTCTTGATATATCTGGCCACATAATTTTGTCTTGTATTTCAGAATCAAATGTGTCTAGATACGGTCGTATTTTTTCAAGAATAACTAGAGTCTCTAAACTGATAGTTTTTCTAAGAAATGCTTTTATTATATATGGATGGTATGCTTTTGTGATTTTAAAGGAATCGTCGAAAGTTAGCTTCTCTGAGTCTAATTCTTCAATCAACCTATCAATATCGTTAGTAAAGATGTATGACAAACTCTCTACTCGCTTTTTCCAATCTGTATATCTTTGATTTGCTTCTGAGTCAAACATCCCGCCCCATCGATCACCAGACACGAAGTTAGCTATTAAGAAATTAGCTACTTCTTCGTCAGAGTAGGTTTTAGAAACTTTTTTAATAGAGAACAAATCTTTTCTCTTCGCAAAAGCCTGACGACTTGCTCTCACTCTTCCGCGCTGTTGAATCGCATCATAATTTTCTGTAGTGAAATGTAACTTTAATGCCAAGTACATTTTATACACTGAATATTCGTCCATAATCACAATGGTAGTTTTCCCCGTTTTTTAAAATAATTTTGATCTTCTGCTTCTGATTGAATCTTATCTTTCAGAGACTGATTAATTAATTTAGACACAGACTCAATATCAATGTCTACTTCATTACAATATTGTATAACAGCATCCATATAACCGATCTTTTCTCTAAACACTCGTTCTTCTATGTGTAGTGAAAATTCATTAGGTGATCTAAATTTTTTAGTAATAATCAAACTATCAGTTAAAATATATTGTACTTCTTCGTTCATTGTGTTTCCGGGAAAAGAACCTCATCCATAAAATTCATAAACACATCTTTATCTACTCCGAAGTTAATCATCATCGCAGGTGTATGTGGATTTAATTTTTGGTTCTTACAGTAATTGTTATGTGCTTCTTTATAATTGTCTTTTGACTCTATACCTACATTATATAGGTAATAGTCTAGATTGTCAATAACCGTAGATGCTAGTTGATCAAATTCTTCTTGAGTTTGAATGTTTCCCGCCGCCAGCATATTTGGACTGAAAATGCGCTTAGCCCAATCTGGTAATTCTCTTGGTTTGTTCCAAGTAATTTTTGACATCTTATCCTGGTACCAATCATATGTTTTTGAGTCGCCAGTATGTGAGAAATCGTGGAATGCACCTGTAATTTTGTTTTGTCCGCATACTATGTCAAAACCAAAAATGGGGTCTGAGGAATTGTGATGCGGGAAGATACACATATGCATGACCCACATCTTTTTATGTTTCGTGGCATCTACAATCTCAATGTGTGCTCTACGAAATTTGTCAGAAGTCCAAATATAATTTTCCCACGTAAAATTATCAGACTCGTGTCTATATTCTGGCTTCAAATCTTCAGGTGTGTATGACTCTAATTTTTTAATAATATCTTTTGCAAGCTTGTTGGCCTGCGGCCACACTTCAATCATTATAATCTTTCAACATATTAATATTATGAGTAAATGCCACATTGGCTTCTTCGGCTAATGATACATTTAATTTCTGTCTCACATTTGCAATTAGTTGTGGTAAATTTTCAAACTGAAACATTCTATTACTACCAGGTAATAATTTAGCTAACATTTGTCCGCCGAACATATCGCCCATATGTCTTACATATACATGAGCTAACATTTTAGTTGTATCGTCTTTAATTGTTTCTAAATAATTAATATAATTAATTGTTGACGCATTTAACTTGCCACTGGATGCCCCATCGCCTATTAATTCATTGTAGTCTAATTCGATTGCTTTTGCTCTTTTAATATTGTCTATACCTTTAAAAATACCTAGTCGTGAACCATGCCACTCTAAATTTTGATACAGTACTAGCAATTGATACAAATAGTCAATATATTTGTCTCTGTCAACTTGACCTTTGAAAATTGATTTAATAAAAGGTTGCTCTTCAGCTTCCTTGTGTTTTTCCGAAGTTAATTCTTTTAATGTACTCATAAACCTCCCATTCCACCGCTAGGTGGCGGAAATCCCAAATATTGTCTGTGGTCATATTTGTAATCTCTATACTTACCAAATTTATCTACATAATGTAGAAACGCTTGTGTTTGTCTTTCGCCTTTGTATTCATCTCGCCAATGTGGTAAGATATCACCCTTGTAAACAATAAGATCTCCTGGTTCTAAAAAGATAGGAAAACGCTCACCTTTTAAATTATCAAACCAAATTTCCCAAGGTTCAGGATCTACAGAAATATTAACAGTGGTTGAAAATTCGCAACTTGGTCTATCAGTATGTTCTGTCATTACTGCACCTTTATAATATATCCTCGCATAGGTATAAGTATTATAAAGTTTTTTACCTGTTATATCTTCCATCATTGGTAACATTTGTACAGATAATGTTTCGAAACAAGCCGCAGAATAATAAGCAAAACTATTTGTTACTTGGGTATCACCAAACATAAATTTGTTTTCCTCACTTTGACCACCCTTCATATAAGTTACTCTTTTTAGTAACTCAAATTCCAAATCTAGATGTTCTACTAATTGAGGTTGAATTGCGCCTCTTACAACTTCATATAGATTGTCTTTAAATGACATATTATTCCTTAATAAAAAAAGTAGGTTATTCTGTTACGAGGAAACCTACCGAAACCCTAAGCAGCGTTTAGGCTGCTAAAGCGAACTGTTCGTCGTTTGCATTTACGTTTTTTGCTTCTTCGGCCGAGTTACCTCAACCCTGCGGGTTTCACATTCCCGAGCTGTCCACTCTGTTACTAATTGCCCTGTCGAAACTATTCAGGCCCCTCAAAAAGATTTTTCCATCTGTCTAGTGCTTCGAAGTAGCTGATCCAGACACATCCTTCACATCCTCTACCACAACACGTAGTTGGTTCTTGTGGCCTAGGATAAAAATCTTTTTGGTGGACCTGGGGGGATTCGCACCCCCGTCCAGAACACCGTTCTCTTTGCTTCATACAGCTATAAAATATTAGTTAAATCTCCAACATGCACATATCCATCAACTTTTAGATTAGGATCGCTAATACACTCTAACAAGACATGCCTTTTATCAACATCGTCAGGATGAAAGTGTTTGACAACAAATTCATGTCCTCGATATTTGTCATAAAAAGGTTTGAATGGTGGTTTGTAAACCTTATCTAAAAATTTAACTTTTTGTGATAACATATTATATATTGTCTAGAATTGAAAATCTATTATATAGTTGATCTTTTATTATACTAGATCAACTTCCATTTCTTATATTCTGCTCGTAGCTCTTTAAATCCGTCGATCCATTTGTTTCGTTTTTCTACAAACACCAATGGCTTTTCATCATCTACTGCTATGAGCACTACTAATTGTGGTACTGGTATTTTAGTCATCTCTTCGAAAGCAACGGCATATGCTGCACATTGCATAAAATAATCATGAATATCATCATGATGTTTTATACGTCTGGATGTTTTGAAATCTATTACTGACATTTTACCATTGTATTCACCTATACAATCTACAGTCCCTGCGACTTCTAGATGATCTGAATATAATGGTTGTTCTAAAGCGTGAATGTTGTCAATGCTATGAAGTACCGGTTTCATATTTTGCCACATCTCAACATCAAACATATTTGGAACAATTTCCTTGTTTAAAAGATATTGTTCACATAAGCTGTGAATGCGCGTTCCACGGCCAGCGGCCTTGCTAGATATTTTGTTTGCTTCTTCTTCGCCTACTCTCTTACGCCATTCTATAATTGCTTGTTTTTTAAGCAATCCAGTGACAGTAGTTACAGACGGGTATGCTTTACCCGATGGTGTTTCATAAACACGGCTACCATTATCAGCGGTAACTCGTTTTAGTTTAGGAAACTCAAGTTGTACATGATTAAACATAAGGTTTTAGATTTGGAGGTTTCCATCCTTCGGGTTTTAATATTTTACCATCTTCGCGACGAATTACTTTACCAGTTTTATAGTCAATTTTATGCAGATTACTATCAGCAACTTCTTTCCAAGCGCCTCTAACATCAAAGCCTTTCATATGACAATAACCTAGAATAACCCAGATCATATCCATACAAGCATCTAATTGCTCTACATCGTCTCGCATAACCGTTGCTTGACGGAATTCATCATATTCTTCAGCAATCAAATCGCGATATAAATGAACATTTTCCTCACAAGGTTTTTGTTCGCACGCCTTCAAAAACACATCCACATCAAGTATCATTGACATAATTTACCTTTATTAGCCGGCCAAAATTTCTAAATTGTGCTCGTAATGTTTTTTACGATCTTCTAATCCTATTGTACCACCATTGATCTTCTTTGTCAATAGTAATATATCCTTATTATCTGCAATAGCATTTAATTTGTTTTTTGTCCAAAACCAACAAGCAGATTCAATAGCACCATCCATTGTTTCGCAATAATGAACAGCATCTTCTAATGTTAGCCCAATAGAGTTGGCAAATGCTTGATAATTTAATTTACCTGTAAGTTGGATAGCACCACGACCTCTGTGTGCATAACCATCACCGGAAGCTTCGGGTCCGTTACCCATTCTGTTTGCGTAAATTCTGTTTGCGATCTTTTCAGGTTTGCGCTCATATTCTTTTGCCAATGCTTCTGTTGCGAAATACTTTTTAAATAATCCCAACAATCCTTTGGCGCCATAATTTAAATTTTCTTGTAGTACAGTAAAGTCTAAAGACTCATGACCACATTGTGCTAAAAATGCAGCAACTCTTTCGACAGTTGTTATCTCATACTTCGGCAACACATTTTCAAGTGCCTCAAATAAAACAGGGATGTTTTTATTTCTAGATAAACATTGCTGTAACTTTTCTTCAGTAAATTCAAACTCAAAACTCATTTTATTCTCCTTATACTTCTATATAATTTCTATCTTTAGTAAACCAAATTGGCATTGTATATCTAGTACCAACAACTGTACTAACACCGTGACTATATTCTATGCCTGCGGGATATAATGCCAATTTGCCCTTCATAGGTTTAATAAAATGTGGACCGTGTCCCGGAAAAAAGGTTTCGCCTCCGGCAAAATCATCGTTCAAATATAATACTCCGGAATAATTTCTCCAAGAACAGAAATTTGGTTCGCCTTCTTGATCGCAGTTGTCTGCGTGTAAAATCATCCCGGAGCCGCTTTCCCAAGAAACCAAATCTGTGTAATCTGGATACAGATATTCTTCATTGAATACTTTTTTTGCTACGGCTGTTGCATCAAACTTAAATGCATTAACCCAGCGTTTAATTGTGTAGTCTTGAATATTACTGTAATCTATAGTTTTACCGTTGAATAATCTATTGCGCCCACTTACGTTCATCCTTGGTCTCGTACTAAACCAAGCAACGATTGTGTCGCATAAATCATCCGGTAAAAAGTTCTCAAATTCATAGATTTGATTATCTCTCATTTTAACTCCTAATTTGTTTCATATTTATTTTCATATTCTAGTCTCGCTAATATATATTCCTTAACTATAGAAGATCTTACAATGTCACCTGTGCCGAATTCAAAAGTCTTAAAACTTGGCATCATGTCTGCAATTGCCATAAACTTCTTCT